TCAATGGCGGCATTCCCGGTCGTGTCGGGGTGGCCGAAGAGGACCCAGATGAGTGACCAGGTGAGGATCACTTAAGGGTCCCCCGCAGGACCAGCGCCGTTCCGCACAACATCATGGCGATGACGGCGGCGACCGGAGCGGGGTGGAAGGGGAAGGTCATGCTAAGCAGGATGCTCAATCCCAGGATGACGTAACCGGCGATGCTCACGAGTAGCCCTCCAAGAGCCAGGTCAAGAGGACCCAGGCCATGGTGATGCTGAACCCAGCCAGCATCAAGAGCAGTGTCTTCAGCAAGCTCACTGCGGCTTCTTCGCTCCCGGAGCGGTGACGGAGCCGGCGGCGAACATCACCATTGCCGGGATCAACTTGAGCACCCACTGCCTGGCGCTCCAAGTCGTCCAAAGCGAGTCGGCCACCACTTGGGTGAGTACCCCGGCGGCGAAGCCCAACCCACCCCGAACCCAGCGCTTGAAGGCAAGCTCATCGTAGAAGAATGCGTGCCGCGCGTTGACAAACCAGGTCCACATAGATCCTCCTATACGTTGCCAGAAATGACAATGAGTTGTCGGTCTCGTGAAGCCTCTGACGCTTCTCGCACTTCACGGGGCATGATGATGCAGCCATGCGAGGCGCTGCCAAAATGCTCTCGGGAGTCGCCGTGCATGAGGAAGCCGCTCCGTCCGAAAGTCTCGGTACCAGGCTCGGGAATGAGGTGCAGAGCCACTGGCCCGTGCTGATCTTCGTCAGCCAATCCACCGATGATATAGGCGCCAACCGGGATGGGGCCGATTCCCACCTGGCTCTGGGCACCGGGCCGGTTCTTGCCCAGGTCTCCGAAGCCGGAGTAGCCATCGTGCAGCCAGATGTCGTTGTGGAAAAATCCGCCGGTCTTCTGCTTGTAAAGCCACATGGTCAGCCTCGCTTTTCAGCGGACAATTCTGCCCTAAGTATGATCTCTTTCAGTTCCTCCAACTGCTTCTGCACTGGCTCAAGCTGCTTGGCGATGCGCTTGTCTATCCAAGCCACCACCGCCATGGTCAGGGTGACGGTGGCAATCAGGGCACCCACCGCACCGATGAGGTTAGAGTCCACAGTAAACGCGGCTGCATTGATCGACCCTGCAAGAAACGCGGATGCCAGCAGTCGCTTCACGGTGGCCCTCCTTACATCTGCACGTAAGTAACGAAGCCCTGGATCGAAACGGTGGTTCCGGCCGAGACCAGGCAGAGCGCGTTGCCGGCCGGCGTCTTCAGCTGGGTCGAGGCGGGCGGCATGTCAACCACCACCGCGCTGGTAGCCGAGTTGCCGCCCATCGCTCCGGTCAACACGGTGGTGCCGGTGCCGCAGGCGGCTCCGGTGCCGTACTCGAACTGAGCAGTGGTGTTGGTGGTGGCCCCGGTGAGGGAGAGTTGGAACCCGCACACGTAGATGGTCTGGGTGCCGGAGAGAGCAACCAGCTGGGTGGTGGCGACGGTGACGACGTTGACCGGGACGCTGGACTTGACGATCCCAGTGGAGACGCAGGGGTCTCCGACCGTGACGCCAGCCTCGCCACCGGGGAGAGTCTGGACGCCGGGGAGCCCAGCAGAAACGGGAAGAGCGAGCAGGAAGAGAACGAGTAGAAGACGCTTCACATGATCTCCTTAGTCGCCTAGGCGACGAATGACCATCCAGTTGTCTGAGGTGGTGCTGGTGAGTGCCTGGTTGCTACCAGAACTCTGGAAGACACGTACATCGATAAGCTGCGCGGCAGCGGCTTGGACGACCCCGGAGACGCAGGTCGATTCCAATGCAGAGTAGTTGCTGCTGATAGAGTCCATCTGCACTATTCCCGCCACATCGATCTGAAGAATTCCAATGCTCGCGTTCGCGTTGTTCCAGGACACGCAGGAACTGACGTAGTAATCGCCGCCTCTTCCCGCTGGGACGGTGAATTCCCCAGTGGCGGTGCTATAGGAGCCGGCCGGGAAATTCTTCAGCACCGAACCAAAGACCACCACGTTGGTGGTACCGGTGATGAAGGGTCCGCCACCTCCGGTGCCGGAGTTCACGCTTACGCTAGGCTGACCGAGGAAAACGTTGGTCGTACCATTGATCCTCATCTTGGCAGTCTGCTGAGTGAGGTTCAGCCACACCTCGCCATCAGCCGGCGCGACAGGATCATTGGTCATACCTACGATACGGATAGCACCGTTGTTGGTGTTTCCCGAGTCGAACTGTCCAGCTACTCCAGACGTGATCCCACCAATTGCACTGATTCCCCGACCTGTGGTGCCTGCCGTCGCCTGTACTGCGGTACCAGAAGCCGTGTTGACCACCAATCCCCGACCAGAACCGCTGCTGATGGTGACCACCAAGGCGTCGTTGCTGGGGGTGGGGGTGAAGGTCTGGGTGGCGGTCCAGGTGTTGGCGAGCCCGAAGTTGACGGTCGGCTGGGCGCCAGAGAGTTGGGCCTGAACCTGCTGCATACACATGATGGCGCGATCAAACATCAACTCATGAGTAGCTGGGAGATACTGCCCTTGAGTGCGCAAGTTGGTCGGCTGAGAGCAGGACATGATGCGGGCAATCTTGAGGGTAGACCCAGCCGGGCATCGAGATCCTGCAGCCAAGGTCACCAAGGCGGTAGTGGCGGTACTAGTAACCGAGAGCGTGTAGTCAGTGGTCAGGACCAGGGTGGTGGTCACCTGACCGGCGGTGGTGGAGGTGACCTTCACGTCGGCCGACGCCAGGTAGGGGAAGGTGACGGTGTAGACGGTGGTCACCCCGTCGCAGGCGTAGGAGGGTGGAGTGTAAGCGGCGGGAACCGTAGCCAGGAGTGCTGCGAGTAGAGCGATCATCGTCCACCTCCAATCAAGGTCTGCAAATCAGTAGCTGGGGTGCCGGTGCGGCGTTCCCCGTAGCCGGCGATGGAGAGTTCGTCCAAGAATCCGCGCGGCGTCTTGTAGAAGTCGTTGCGGTCGAGCAAGTGGTACCGGCCCAGCTTATATATCCCCTGGGCGGATCGAAGCAAGGGAGGCGGAAGGGGAGCACCGAAGACGCGCCCCGCCGCGTCCAAGGCATCCCACATCTTCTTGTCCAGCGGCCGGTCGCGCTGGGCCAGGTGGCCCACGTCTCGCACTACTCGATCAAGCATGTCCCCAGCGGGGGTAGAGAAGAAGTTGACCCGGCCGATTCCCTCGCCCACCAGGGTGGGACCGAACGCCTGAGCGGTCAGGTGCAGGAGCGGATTGCCGTAGGTGGCTTCGGTGAAAGCAGTCCGGCCGGCGAACTGCCACCACTCCTCTTTCTCCTGCTTGCCGTGACCCATCAGGTACAGGCCCAACCCCAAGCCTCCAGCCATCCCCACCAACCGGCCAATCTGCTGAGTGCGCGCCCAGACCGGACTGTCACCCTCACCGATCTTCACACGGGTCTCCCAGTTCATCATCCCCTTCATATTCAGCACCGTGTTGGGGAAGTTCTTCACCATGGTGAGGAGACCGTACTGGCGGCTGCGAGTGATCTCCGAGCCAGTCTCGACGTGCATGGAGGGCATGGCCCGGCGGACAGTCTCGTCCCCAAACGCCCTGGCCCCCGCTTCATCCCCCGGGTTGCGGGCGAGGAAATCGTACTTGGCGGCGTGATAGAAGCCCCGGGAGAGGTAGGTGTCCATCAGGTGCTGGGCTTCCTGCGAACCCTTGGAGAGGGCTTCCCGGTAGCGGTTGGGACCGTAGCCCATCGTCTCCTGCCACATCTGGTTCATCTTCGGTGTGTAGCGATCATTACGGAACCCCACCACCGGCGACTCCATCGCCTCCCGCCAGCCCTCCGGGGTCATGGCATGGGCGAAGCCGGCACTCATGTGCCGGTAGGAGATGTCCAGACCGTACTTGCCAATGATGAAGTGAGCGATCTGTCCACCGATGACGGGGAAGTTCAAGTTGAAGACAGACGCCGCCGCCAGCCCCTTGGCCTCGCGGAAGATGGCGTTGTACTGCCGAGCACCGCCCGCATCGGGGACGACGTGGCCCAAGGTCCAGACCTTGAGCATGTCCTTCATCGCCTCGTGCCAGGGAGCGCCGAGACGATTGCGTATCATGTCCTTGAAGGCTGGGTCGTAGATCATCCGATAGGTATCCCGCACCATGTTACTATGCGAGATGTCGTGGAAGATCGACTCATAGTGGGCCTTGAGCGCACCCCAGGAGATGTCCGGCACCCCGGTGTACTCCGTACCCAATCCCCGCTCCATCAGGAAGCGGTGGGGAGTGTCCAAGCCCTGGCGCGAACCCATGAAGATGTCCTGCGGACTGACCGGCTTGGGGGCACCATCCCGCCCGTCGTGCCAGCGGAAAGGATCGTAACCACCCTTGTAGGTCTGCTCGGTACCGTCCTCGAAGCGGACCGTCATCGGTCGCGGCTCCAGCTTCTGCGGGAGCAGACCGGAGCGCTGGGCGTGCACCACTGACTCCAGACCGTACAACTCATCGTTGGCCGCCCAGCCCTTGTCAACGAAGTCCCACGCCGCCTTGGTCTTGATGTGCTCTTTGAGCCATCGTTCGATCTCCATCTCCGGCACACCGAAGCCAGCCGAGAGCTTGGCCATGCCGTCCTTGCTCCCCGCCATCCTGGCTGCCCTCCACAGATCCTTCATCGGCACGGTCTCGGGGAGGAAGCTGAGCCGACCGCTCCGGTCTATGTCCGGCATGGAGACAGTCTTCTCAGAAAGCTCCTTCAACTCCTTGGGAACCTCGATCTGTGGGAGAAACTTGCCCTGAAGGTCAGACTGCAGCTTGAGGGCATAGTCGAGTTGGTGCAGACGATCAACGCCCCAAGGACCGAGCGGGCGGAGGAGGGAATCGGCGTTGGCGTTCTCCGCTACCAGCTTCTGCATGAACGGAGCCTTCGCCCCGGTATCGCCGTGCTCGTAGCTGAACTTGCCTCCCTTGGAGCCCTTGGCAAGCTCTCTGTCCATGTTGGTGATCTCCGCATCACGCTCGAATTCCTTGCCGCTCCGGTAAGTCTTGCTCCGCTGGAGGGCCAGGCGGCGGACGGTGCGGAGGACGTTCTCCAGGTTATCAGCCTCCCAGGGGAGCAGCCCTTCGAACCCGCGTGGGCGAGCGGACAACTCCCGGAGGTGGTCTACGTTGAAGCCTGGCTCATCTCCGCCATCGATAAGGATGTTGATGGCCTGATCAATGCCGATGCGCGGGGCGCGACCATCCGACACCCGCTTGCCTAGGCCCTCCATCACCGTGTCGTAGATGACCCCAAGCTCCATCCCGGAGGCGTAGGTGGACTCGCGGATGGGGTCGGCTTTCTGTTGGTCAATGTACTTCTCGATCTTATCGTTCTCCTTCTCCGCCCTGGCCCGGGCCTGCTCCATCGCCCGGTTCAGGTCCCGGAGTCGCTCCTGCCGCAGAGCCTCCTGGGCGGCGTCGCCAGCCTCAACCACTTTCTGGGTAGCCTTGACCGACAGATCCTCCGCCTTCGTCTTGGTGTTCTCCGACAGCTTGTAGAGAGAGATCGCCTGCTTACGCTGCGCCTCACCCAGCGAGTACCACTTCTCCGCCAGGGACTTCTCCACCTGAACGCCGGGAAGACCAGGGATGTCGTAGAGCCCAGTCTCGGCGCTGGACGGTTCCGGCATCTTCTCTGGCTTGCGATCTGCGATATTCAGACTCTTCAGCCATTCCCGGAGACGAGCGGTGCGAGCGAACTGCTCGTTCATCCGCGCCGACGCCTGAGCTTCCTCAGTGGCCTGGGTACCCTTCTCTACCCCCTTCTGAGTCGTCTCCTGGGCCTTGGCTAGCTTCTCGATCACTTGCTGGTGCAGAGCTTCCAGCGCCCCCTGCGAGCGCTCCATGGCCTGCTTGTAGATCTGACCACTGGCGGCAATCTCACCGACGGTCATCCGCTTGACTGCATCGTCGGCGTAGCGGCGAAGCTCCGGCTTGGTCCCCTCGCCAGTGCCGGGTAGCGGACCCTGGAAGCTCTCCTTGGCCTCCTTGACGGTCTTCACGATCTCCTCATCGGTGAGCGGCTTCTGCGGCGCCTTCTTCCTGTTCGCCGCCAGGAAGGCGTCAAGCTCCGCGTCCTCGATGGGGAACTTCTGCGCTTCCTTCAGGGTCACGCCATCCGGCTCGAACTTGGCGTTCTCCGCCACCTGGGGGTGGTCCTTCAGGTCCACCAGGGCCGCCCCCGGCACCCGCAGCGGCGTGTTGCTGTTCTGGGCCGCCTCCAGGGCTCCCGCGCGCCCAGTCATCTGCCTGGCCAGGGCGGCGGGGTCTACGTTGAGCACCCTGGCGGCCGATTCCACCACCTTGGGGTCCAGGTAGATGGGACGGGAGCCCATCAGCCCCATCAACTGCTTGGCTTCCTGCGGCGACTTCTCTGCCAGCTTGGTGGCATTCAATCCCGCCAAGCCACTGCCGATGCGCATGGAGTCGGCGTGCGCCTCTAGCCACTTCCCCCGCATGTCGAAGTGATCCCGCAGCGGTCCCAGCATCGCGTAGGGGAGCATGGCTACGTAGTCTTCACTGGTCTGAACGGCGTCGTTGAAGAGCTTGGAGCCGTCGAACTTCCCCTGCTGGGCCTGGATGGTGAGGGAGTCGGAAAGCCCCATCCCCAGCATGCCCAGGTAGCCGAAGATGGCGTGGCGGCCGAACTTGCCGACGCCGCTGATGATGCTGGGATTCTTGATCGCCTGCCGCATCGCCATCACACCAATCAGACTGGTGTCGTAAATAATCTGTCGCGGCAGCAGAGACTTGAGCAACCCGCCCATCAACCAGGTGCCCATGCTGGCGGAGACGAACCCACCACCCATAGCCAGCACGTCGTCCACTCCAGCTAGCTTCAGATTCCCGATCCCCTGCGCCCAAAAGGCGGCAAAGGTCGCCTCCGGTCCGGCCAGGCTCGCCACCGCCAACCCCGCCATCTGCGGGGCCAGGGACGCCACCTTGGCCACCCCGGCACTCACCGGCCCGGCGATGCCACGGATGGGCTTCTGCGTCTCCAACGCGGTCTCCTCGATGGACTGGGCGAGCGATTGCTTCTGTTCTTTGGAGAGCCCAGGACCGAAAGCGAACTGAGCGAAGCTCTTCAGGGAAAGCCAGGCCCGCTCACTGCCCTGGGCCATGGCTGCCATCCACACCGGAGGCGCATCCGACACCGGAAGCCCACCATGAAGGCGGACGTAATCAGCCATTCCAGGATCATAAACACCATTAGGACCGTACGGAGTCCAGTCTGGCGGAACCGGCAGTATGTCGATCCTACCAGAAAGAAACTTCTCCACCGCACTCCACTTCTCCGCGTCAGCGGCCACAGCGGAGGCGTGCACCTTGGTGCGTGAAGCGTAGGCGTAGAGCCCCGGAGTATCGTCCAAGGACTGGCGGAAAGTCTGAAGAATGTGCTGGTAACCAGGAGTCCCTGGATCGGCAATAGTACCCTCCCCGGCGAAGTGCTCCGCCCCATAACCGGTCCGTGAAGCTTCCTCCAGCGCCTGGATCGCTTTGTCGGTCGTATGCCGAGTACCGTCCAGTGCCACCAGGGCGGAGGGGCGAGGGGTGACATCTTCCCACTGACCGGCAGACTTCGGAGTTACATCCTCCCACTTTTCAGAGTCGTATCCAGCCGGCAGCGCGGGGGGTGGACCGAGCGGGGTGGTGTTCTCATCCATGTTCGGACCCCGGTAATCCTGATGCCCCTTGCGGTTATAGTAGGACGCGGCCATCGGCTCACCGATGGGTTTGTCAGTCGGAACGGGTGTTTCAGTCCGTGCCATAGATCACCCTCAACTCGCCAGTTGCTTTGTCACGGAGTATCCGAACCGGGAGTCGCCCGCCACCTGTCTTGTCCCGCGCTTCCTTCCGCAGTTCGATGAGGTAGGGATGGTTTGGCCAGTGTTCTCCCCAGATCTTTCCAGGAACAGCCTTGCGGTCGAAGGCGTGGTGGATGAACTGGTTGATAGCTACATCATCGATGTGCTCCTTACCAGATTGCTGGATGAATTCGCTCAACTCCGAAATCAGTTCAGGCTCGTATAGATCTCGCTGGTCCTTATCGCCTTGACCCTGGAAGATCTGCAGCAGACCTTTCTGCACATGGGCGGGGACGGATTGAAGCAGCTGCAACTTGGGGCTGTTCTGCAGACCCTTGAGCATCTGCTGGCCAGCCCGCATCCCCTTGGAGCTAAGGATGCCGTCACCGAGCATCTGGTTATCCAGGTCTACCGGAGTCAGCTTTCTGAAACCTTCAGGGTCAGACTCCAGCGTCTTGATCAAATCATGGCGGAGCATCCGCAGACCTTCTTCATCCGCCTTCGCCTCCGCTTGCTTAGCGTCCCGCCCTTCCAACTTCTCCAACTCCCGCAGCCCAGGCTTCTGTCCCGGACCACCAGGCGCGTTGCGCTCCATCCAGGTTATCTCATCAGAAGACTTCTCTCGATCCATTTCAAAGTTACCGTCTACCGTATGACCGTCTGCCATGATCTGACCAATCCTGGCGTTGACGGCCAGATTGAACCGCTTCGATTCCTCCCCCATCAGCTTACTCACCATCGGCTCCGCTACCCGTCGCTCTTCATCAGACAACTTGGACAATCGATCATTCACCCAGTTCTCATCTGGCATCCCGTCCTTGTCCGGTTCACCTTTGCGGGAGAAATTCAACTTAGGAGCGTTGAACACGATGTCAGCCGCTATCTGCTTCCCCTGATGAACGTCAAGCTTCATGTTCACGGATTGGATCTTCCCCGGAGACATGAACTCCTGCCAACGCTCGAACTCCTCTTTCGCTTGAGGGTGCCCAGCGCCAACCAGAGAGCCCACCCAAGCATCCAGCATCGGGGCCAGAGTCTTGGCGGCGAAAGCGTGGGCTGCCTCCTCGGGGTAGCCGAGTAGAGCCGCCCGCTGGTACGCCTGCATCTGCTTAGCCTCTATCACATCGTGAGCCCTACTAAGATCAGCACCAGCTGTAGCACCGTAGCCAGCAAGAAACTTGGCCTGCTCTTGGATGCCGTTGGTGTAAGTCCCCGCGTCCAACGCAACACGCTGCTGGCCGGCGTGTGTATTGATCTGACTCTCAAAGATTCGCCAGTTGCGCATCGAACTGGCCATGAAGCTGTCGCGGGCGTGACGGCTGCGAAGTGAATCACGGATCTCATACAGCTTGGTCTTGAGTCCTTCCTTCACTTCCTCGGACACCGACAAAGCATCCAACCCACGCAGTTCAGAGAACCGATCTCGAGCCTGCATCGCATAGCCGAGATAGTCAGACTCCGCCTTCACCGCCTGCTCCTGAGCGGTGAGCATGCGCTGGTTCTGAGCGATGGTAGCCGCCTCCATACTAGCCTGCTCGGTCACCGCCCCCACTTGGCCGGGGAAAGCGGCCGCACCAGGCGTCGGCTCCGGAGTAATTGGAGTCGGCTGCTCTTCATTCGGGTGGATGCCGATGATGGGAATATCCATCAGATCCCCTGCTCGTTGAATTGAGTCTCTGTTGGACGCAGCACTTCTTCCGGCGCCTCTTCCTTCGGTAGATCCAGCCAGCCTTTGGCGCCGATGAAGGCCATCTTGCCTACCCCACCGATGACGCTAGCCAGCACGGCGTTCTTGGCCTCGGACTTCGCGATCTCACCCTCCTGTTGGTACGCCTGCGCCTTGGTACGAAAACCGTACGCCTCGCGAGCCGCATCGCTGCGGACCACCTGTTCGTCCTGGTCCGAAAGAATGCGCGTCTCCTGGGTCACGTCGCCCGCGCTTCCCACCCCCACCGCCACACCAGAGGCGGCGAAGTGCGCTTCCTGCACCCCGATGAACTGCCCAGCCCGCATCCGCACCCGGGAGGCGGGAAGGTCGGCGCGAGCGATGGCGTCAGCCGCCTGCCGCTCCGCCATCCCAGCGGCGCGCCTGGCCGTCGCCTGGGCCGCCTCCCCGCGTGAAGCTGCCGCGCTGGCTTGGACGGCGGTCCCTGCCAGGGTAACTCCGATGGCAGTCATGGTGACAATTTCACACATCAGCCTGCCTCCAAGATCAACCTAGGAGTGAGTATCTGTGCCCGGCAGAAAAGTCGCTTCTGCCAGCCGTGCGGCTCCGCCCCCTCCAAAGTGAAGCCCAGCCGCTCTATCCAGCGGAGCGCACTGGTGTAGTGGCTATCGATCATCTGCACCATCTGCGGATAGCTGTCCCGCATATGCGCCAAGATGATCTTGCTCGCTCGCCAGAAAGTCAGCGGGTGGGTATCCACATGGATGGTACTGAGCGCCCAGGGGGCCGCCCAACCATTCCTGTAGTCAACGATCCCAAACACCGCCAGCAGACTCCTGTCTTCGGCGTACCCAGCGTAGGCGTAGATGGAGCGGTTGATGGACCCGCGCGCGGCCTGCTCCGGCATCAGCTTTCCGGAGGCCCACACCTCAGCCTTGTCCTGGGGGCGCACCTGGCGCGCGAACTCCCGCGCGTGCCGCTTATTGGCCCGCTCCAGTCGGACTCCCGCCGCCAGACACTTCAACTCAAGTTCCACCAATTTCCATCTCCCTCAGCACACCTAAGAGCGACACCGGCAGCGGCTCCCACTGCCGCACCGCCGCCGTGGCAGCCTTGTTCCAGTCGTCCGACACTTCATTCTCGAAGTACCCAGTTCCCGGTAAGATCGTACCGTAAGAGTCCGATACCTGCCGTTGCTGCCATTCGAAGAGGTTGTCGAAATCTTTCCCCGCCCAGAGCCCACGCGAAGTAGCCACGTTGAAGCCAACCTTGAGGACTGTCTTGAACCTATTTCTGATCTCCGCATTTGGCAGGTAAGCGTCGAGCAGTTGCGCGTCGCAGTTGTAAGAGATCCCAATTGCCACCACCACCCCAGGGATGGGGAGGGTGACTGTCGCTCCCGCCACGATGATGCCGCTGGTCACGTTCCCATCTACCAGTGCCGCCAAACCTCGCGCACCGTTCACCTGGAAGGAATCCACCGGATAGTTGGTCAACTGGTTGACGGTGAAGACTGACCGAGCCACCGCCCAAGTGCTGCCAGCAGTAGCAACGAATCGATTGATTTGATCTTGCGTTAGATTCCCGTCGAACTCCACCGTTGCGTGGAAAAGATCAAAAGGAACCATGGCAAGAATGCGCGCAGAAACACCCAATGTGCCATTCGGTTGCACCACATCAGGATCAATAACTACTGCCCCGGTTCCAATATCAATGGGGTTGAAGATCGGATTAGACGACACAACAAGAGCCTGCGCTCCAGCTTGGTAGGTGCCACCAGAAAACTGAATCGTCGTCCCACTAATGTGCCCGTCATACGTCGAAGCCGCATCCAGCGCCAGGGCATTACGAAAGTCAGTCGGTGGGATCAAATTGTTCATCCGCTCGTGGTAGCGAACTGTCGCACCGTTGATGACCCGCCGAACCACCAAGTACACCGCGTCCTCGGGCGGCTCCGGCACCACCGCCACGTTCTCCACGAAGCCGTCCCCCACCCCAGTCGAGTGCTGCGCCCAGGCTACGATGGGGGTGGCATTATCGGAGATAGACCCGCGCGAGGGACGCACGTAGGTCATGGAGAGCAGCACTCCATCGTCACGCACCATCCAGATGATCGAATACGGTACGCTCTGGTAGGCCCAGTCCACGATGGTGTGGCCTTCCATGAAGTGCCGAGCCTGCCAGGATAGATCATCTCCATCCCAGATGTCAGTATAGAGACCGTAGAGCGGGAAGAAATCCCGCACCATGTTGGACTTGGCGGTATTGTAGATGAGACCGTTCCCGATGATGATTGGATCACGCCAAGAAGAACCCCACGCGCTCTGCCGCTTCAAATCCACATTGGAGCGGGAGATGGCAGCACCCTGGGAGCCGCGCAGAGTCCACTCCCCCAGTCCGCTCATGATGATACCGACCCGCATCGGAGCAAAAGCGCGGATTTCCTCCAGCACCTCGGAGACGATAGTGAAGAGGATGGAGTCAGCGTCCGAGCCAGGAGTGAATCGATCCCAACTGTAGATGTTGTTGATTCTGCTCCCCCAGAAGGTCTGCGGCAACACTGAGGAGCGAAAGAACATCCGGCGCTGCTCGTAGTGCGAAACCACCGCAGGGAAGTTGTCAGTCACACCCACTAAAAACGGGTCCGTCGCCTGCGGAGGCTGCTGAGTGAAGTCTGGAGCAACTCCGAAGTCGGTGTAAGTAGCGTTGAACGGGGCACCTACAAGATCCGTAAGCCAACCGAAGACGCCATTGGTCCCTCGGTACAGGCGAGAGAAGAGAATCCGGTAGGCTGCACTAGAACCCACCACGAACTGCAGACGTGCCGGTCGGTCCGCACTCAATGGATCATTCATAGACAAGGTAGCAAAAGTCGAAGTCTCGAACACCTGTCCGGTGACGTTATCCTGCACCACCGTAGTCAGCCGCCACTCCGCCGCCACACCGGGGTGAGAAACATCATTGGCCAGAGTCCAGAACAAAGAACCAGAAGCGGGAAGGCTGCCGTTATTCGCGTTCTGGATAGAGATCCACGATTGATTCGCCTGTCGTACACGATCCCCAATAACGTAGATGACACCACCAGCACCGCTCCAAGCCGGCCAATCCACCGCACTAGACTGTTGGCTGTTAGAAAATTTGATCGATGGAGCAAGGGTATACGTCACCACCAGCGGAGCAAGTGGAGTCACAATCAACTGCCAAGGCGAGTCAGTGTTCGCACTATGGATCAAATCGCGAGGAGAAATACCGGCATCCCCAGCCGCCTGCCCACCGTAGGTGATCGTAACGGTGTTACCTACCTGGGCAAATTTGAGGAACGGCAGCATCGCCGTCGTCCAAGGTGTAGCCAATGTGTAGGGAGCCCCCACCAACGCGCCGTTGCGGATGACACGCAGCAAGAGATTACTAAACTCGAAGACATAAGATCGACCATCAGGGAAAAGAAATCCCTTGGTCTTGACCACCGCATCGCCTGGAGTGTCTGCAATGAACTTAGTTCCCGGACGTGTAACCAGCGGACCCTGACTGATCGGTATCCAGTTCTTACAAAGGCGAAGTGCATCCCCGTACCAGGGCTGAGACGTATCCCCGTAGAGCAGAGGAGTGATCTCGCCCTTCTTGAACTTTTTCTGGTAGACAGGAACGCTCACTCACGACTCCCTCGCCGCCTCAAATTCGCTGGCGGGCTCCACGTCTTCCCGGATTCCGCGCTGTTCTGTTGCTACCGATTCTCGCACTTCCATTTCCGCCGCTTTGTTGATCCATTCCGCCGCTTTGATGTCTGCTCGCAAGGCGGGAACAAGAGCCTTGGCCAGCCGCCAGGCCAGCGCCTTGGTAAAGGGGCCGGAGAACGACCTTGGGTTAGTGATCTGAGCAGTGTAGACCAGCGTGGGCTTGTCTGCATCAGTGAGAAGAATCTGGTTCCCTGACCCATCGTTGGCATCCTCGATGGCGAACGGTACCCGCTCTTCGGGGCGGGGGTTGCGGATAGGACTGAACTTGGGAGGCTGAAAGCTATTGATCACAGCAGTGTTGGTGAGGGTCGGCTTGTTGTACACCCACTGCTCATCCAGAAAGTCGGGCGGGAGCGGGCAGGCGAAAGCCCAGCCATCCCGAGTCACCTGGAACCAGAAAGCCGGTGAGACATTGGGTTGGTTGTTCAGGTTCGCCGCCTGAAGCGAGCGGTAGACCGTCACACCGAACAGAGTAAGGTCTCCAAGGTTGAACGTCTGCGCCGCCGTCCAAGCCACCCCGGTGTACGGTACCAAATCAGCCCGATGAGTGGCGAACGGCCATCGATAGTCGTTCAATAGATCGTCACGGTACTGGGCGTAGTACACCTTGCATGCCTGGGCAGACGCGGACGCATCCTCAATGGAGTTGATGCGAGTCCGTATCCCGGCATAGCCAAGTGCCATGTTGCAGATGACTTCTACACTGTCCGCCGGCATGGCTCACCTCCGCTATTCCAGCGAGACGATCTTCTCCACCACCTCTGCCTTGGGGGGAGCCTCTACCACCTCCACGCCCTCCGACGCTTTGGCTGCCAGCCGACGCATGTCATCGCGGTCGTTGGGATTCAGATTCCCGCTTTCAGGTTGCTGCCACTGTGGCGGTTCTACCTCCACCACCACTTCCTCCCAGATCGGCGAGCCGTTCTTCATGACGATGTTCCCGTCAGAATCGCGCTTGATGCGTTGCACCTTCGCGGACGAAGCCTTCTTACGGAAGATCTCCAAATCCCGCTTGGCCTCGTCATCCAGCGGCTTGAAGGTCAGGCTCAGATGCCTTTCATACTTCTCTTTGGAGATCCTCAACTTGGTGCCCTGCTTGTGCAGATGGGCACCGTCCCAGAACCCCTTCTCTTCCGTCACCTGAAACAGCGGCATGGTTCTCTCCTGTAGTAGGGAGGGCGGCGAACCGCCCTCCCAGGTTGTCAACGAACGCCGGGAACTGCTTTCCCAACGCTGCGTCCTGACATCACAGCGGCTTCGTCGTCCAATGGCGTCAGCTTGTCAAAGATCTTAGTCTTGCCGTTGTCTCCACCCAAGCTGAAAGCCATCGCCTCGACCCAATCGCCGGCGTCATCCTTCGGGATCACCACTGTCTCGCCAGGCTTGTACATCGACCCACCGTACTGGAACCCAGGCGCACAGTTTACGTTCACCATGAACAGACCCATGATCTCCTCCTTACGGCTGAGGGCCGAGAATGTCGGCGTGGTCATCCGTACCGAGCGCGAGCCCCACGCTCAGGGTGCCGCCGGTGTAGACGGCCGTACCGACGATGTGCTGCGTCCCGATGAAGCGTCGCTGGATCTTTCCAGGAATCGCGTGGAACGGCAAGCGATACCCGGCCACCAACGTCGCCAGCGGGATGGCCGCCGGACCCGGCGCCACCACGTACTTGTTGGTGACCAGCGCCCCGTCATCCGCCGCTACGAAGTCCTCTTCGAAGGTAGGCGCTCCACCGCTGGTCGCAGCCGAACCGATCTGCGCCAGCAGCAAGATTGGACGGCCACGCCCCACGTCGTGCAGAAGCGTGCCGCCGATGGCCCCACCTGGACCGACCGGGTTCGGAGACCCAGCCGCGAAGGTGTCGTAGCTGCCAGTAGAGACGGTGGTCGCCACCGCCAGCGCGGAAAGCGCCAACTTGTCCTCGAACAGCGCGAACTTGTCCAGTAGCATTTTGATCCTCCTTTCGGCGCCGTTAGACGACTACGGCCTCCGTGTTGGTCAGTGCGTCGGAAATGTAGATCGGAGCCCCCAGGCAGCGGATGAGCGGACGCCCGAAAACGCCAGGTGCGCCGATCATTGGAGCAGGGTCGATGCTCAGGGTAGAGTTGGCCACCTTGTTCATCGCCTGCCGGTGGAGGAACGCCCCCACCTTGCGGTCGCAGTACCAGGACAACCGAACCGCCATCGGGTCGTAGATCTGGTAGTACGCCTGCACCATCACGTCCACCAGGTCGGAGTTGAGCGTGCCGCTCGCCGCGATGCGGTTCATGTCGATGTTGGCGATCCTGACTACGTAGCGGTAATCCTCTACCGCCAGTCCGCAGCGCCAGCGAAACAGCGTCTCGTACTTGAAGAGAACGTTGTTGTTGGCGTCGAGGACCCGCTGCTTGCCCATGTCCTCCATGGTCAGACCAGTGGCCTGCCCGCGCGGCGAGATGCCGTACACCGTCCGCTCGCCCCAGCCGACCAGCCAGATGCTCGACTGGTTCGCACCGGAGGCGCCGGAGTCCGCCTTGAGGATCTGCTTGCCGTACGCGGAGGCAGTCGCCCCTAGACGCGCCGCCAAGCCCAGGATGCGTTCCGGGTTGACGGTGGTGGTCTCGTAGAAGAACGCCGACTCCAGCGTGTTGGCCATCTGCGCGAGGAAGGCGTCATCCTCACTTGCCCGGAATGCGGCGGCATTGCCGTTGATCTCCGCCACCCGAGTATCGATGGACGACAGTCCTTCGAGGATTCCGCAGTTCTCATCGTAGGTGTCAGAGGTGCTCTTCGAAGGCGCCACGCCTTCGTTGAAGCGCACCCACGACACAGACGGAAGCGAGTTGCGGGATGCCACCCGGTGCCCGGTGTCAGTGTTCCCTTCCTTCCAGACCATGCTCTGGATGAAAGTGTTGCGTTGCTGGAGCGCCTCGACCACCGGCATGATCTTGCCGTTGGGGTCCGTCCGCTTCGCCACGTCCAGCAACGTGGGAGAGACGATGGAAAGTGCAGCCGCCATTTGAAACTCCTCCTATTCGGTTGGGGCGGGCGGCATTCCCGACATCCCTCGGGATGAGGGATGATCGTACCGCCTGCCGTACTCCTGCGCCTGTGCAGTGGCTTCTGCGGACACCGGCGGGGGCCGTCTGGTGGAGTCCTCACCCATCGCCTTTCCGATCTTGTGAAGGAACTTGGCCATCTCCGGGTGGTTCTCCCAACCGGATTCAGCCAGCGCCTTGGCAAGCTCTGGAGTGGCGTACTTGGCCAGTGGTCGTTGAGCGACTGCCTTGGCTGCTTCGAAATCTCGCCAATCGGGATCAGCCTTCAGCAGTTCCTCGTTCTTCTTCCTCCACTCGTCAAAAGAAGCGCGGTTGGACGCCTGCGCCTCCTTGTTCAATTCGAGGTAGAAGTTCACCACTTCCTGGGCTCGCTTCTCCGGAGCAGTCTTGCTCCACCGCTCCTTGAAGCGATCAATCACCTTCTGGTCCACCTGCGCGTCCTTCGGAAGCTCCAGCTTCAGGTCGTCGCCAGCGCTCGGCGCGGGCGGCGGTGGGGCGGGAGGGGCCGGAGGTACGGCCGGCACTAGACCCTTGAAGAGATCAGGGGAATTCTTGTACAACTCCTGAAGCTTCTCAGAAGTCATCCCTTCCAAGGTTAGCCCTGCCGGTGGTGCCGGCGGGGGTGCTACGGGGGCCGGAGGCTGGCCTGGCGGCTGTGCTCCTGGCTGCGGTACGGGGTCTGGCATGATTCACTCCTCGTCTGGCGGCTGTTCAGGCCGCAGTTTCTTGTCGATCTCCTTCAACTCTGCTTTGAGAGCCTGGCGGGCAGAAAGAACCAGCCCGTAGAACCCAGGCTCCACTTCGTCGAATTCTTTGATGATCTCCAGCACCAGTGAGCGGCGACCAGCGAAGTGTTGAAGATCTCCTCCGTTGTTGGTGCGCACGTCCATCATCAGCAGCGGCTCTGCGAACTTGCCAAACCAACGACGGAATCGACCGTCGCGGCTGAGCATGCGGATGTCTTCCGTGTACAGATCGGTAACGTACTTCTCCGTCTGCTGCTTGGTCCTCTGCTGCTTGGCGTCGGAGAGGAAGCCTTCTTCGCGGCTCATGCCCCACCTCCCGCCTGCGCCTCAGCCTGCGGACCCAGGAGTCGGGCGAGGAGGTTCTGCCCGTCGCCGCTGCCGGTCTGCGCCTTGGAGAGGTTCTTGGCCCCCTCGGTGGCCGCGAGCATGGCCTGGCCCTGCTCCATCGCCTGCTGCTTCTGTGCTCGCGCCGCTCGGGCCTGCTGGCGAGCCTGGAGCGGGACAGCGCAGTTAGGCGGAAGACCGATCTCATCGAAGTAACCATCGATGGTCTTGTCGGTGTCCAGGCAGTCGGTGGCCTCCTGCCCCTTCAACTGGGCCATCTGGCCGACGAACTGAATGGCCCGCTCCTTCACCTGTACACCGATCATCTTCTGGGCCTGGAAGAGGATGGAGATGAACCGTGGCACCAGCGCCTGCCCGCGAATCTCACGGGGAGCGGGCGGAACCAGGTGACGGCGGTCCATCATGCCGTGGGTGCGATAGACGCACTTGGCGAGGAAGTCGTTCACGTTGTCCAGCACCGGCCCCAGCTGGAGCATGATCTCCTGCTTGGTCTCGGCAATCTCCTCCGCCGTCACCGGCTGCTTGCCGGCCGACTCCGGCTTGTCCACCAGGCGCCGCATCAGGTCGGCATAGAAAGCAGCCGCGATGCGGTCCTCATAGAAGCGGATGGTCTCCTGGGTCCGCTGCACGCCGTCGTGGTGCACCTGTTGGGCGGGCTTGATGGACTCCATCATCCCGCCGGGTACGTACACCGGGTCACCCGGGAGCATGGACAGCCGGGTGAGGCGCATGGTGTCAGGGATCAACATGGGCGGGTTGACCAGCTTGGCCACCCCCAGGAGCGTGCGCTTCTCCAGGACCATCAAACCCTTGGCGTCGGGGAGAGCGTCGTGGCCGGGGCCGGTGGGATACACGTCGCGGGCGGTGGTTGCCCAGCGCCCGCACATGAGCGGGAACTCCTGATAGCCAGCCTCGCGGAGAAATCCGATGGTGGGATCAGCAGAAGGCTGGAGCAGCGAACCGGAAGCGGAGCCCAGGCCACCAAGCTCCATCCACACCGAACCCCACTTCATCCCCCTACGCCCGAACCCACCAGGAACGAACTCGCTGTTCGGTTCGATCACCCGCAGCACCACCATGTACTGCTCGTACGAACCGGCGTTCCACGCCACCCGGACGGAGTTGGAGACGTTCTCCCAACCAAACTCCTTGACCAGTTCGCCGATGGTCCAGGGCTCCTCGTAGAGGATGGCATCGATCTCCTGCTCCCCATCCTGAGCCAGACCATAAGACCCGATAGCGAGCGGAATGAACCGCATCACCTTTATCGGATCTTCCTCCTGCATGCAGGCGCCCAACCCGTAAGTAGCCATGTCCGGGTAGACGCCCTGGGACATGGCCCGGTAGAACCCGCTCATCTCCATCACCTTCCGCATCCGGCGGGTGTACTCCCAGAGCCACATCTTGACCGGGCCGTACTCCGCCAGATCATCATCGGGGATGGTCAACTCCAGCCAGGGCCTCGCACGCGGCGTGCATCCCGACATCAGCCCCGCCGCCAGCACCCGCGCCATCCGGGTGGGGGTGTTGTTCATGATCTTCGCGGTGACCTTGGGCTTGTTGTGGTCAGTGGTGAGGAAACGGCCCCGCTCCGGCATGATGTAGTCGGTCAGATCGATCCACTTCTGCCACTGCCGCGAACGCTCCGCCTTGATGCTGGTCCAGCGCACCAGGTAGCGGCGGCGCCGCTCCAGGATGTCGTTGGGGCGGACCACCATCTTGTCGATGCCCATGTAGAATGGGCTGCCGGTCTCCGCCGTGGCACCGTAGTTGATCTCAGGCATCAGCCACCCCTCGGCGCCATCGGTCTGAGCTTGGGCAGCGGTGGCACGCTGTAGGGCACCCCCGGCGCCATCGGCCCCGCGTCGAGGGGCTGGATGGACTCCAGCTTGGGGGCACTGTCACCGATGTACTTGGCGAAACCGAAGAGGCCGGTCATTCCCGTCCCCGCCGCCGCCCGCGACTTCACCCCACCCACCGCAGACTCTCGAGAGATCGCCTCAGTGGGGTCAATCGCCTTGGGTTTGATACCGTACATCCAGTTGGTAAGGATCTCCTGCGCGCGGTCAGCTGGTAGTCCACCCCAGCGCCCCGACGTGCTGGGATTGCCGAAGAGATAGTTCTTCATCTCATCGGTGAGCACCTCACCCTTGTAGTTGACCTGTGCAGGCGCGCTACCCATAGGGATCCCAATCCTCCTCGGTCCCGCCGCGAATCCTCTGCTGGGCATAGGCACCGGCGAAATAGCGAGGATCACCCATCTGCATCAGGCTCATCGGAGCATAGACCGGGGCGGCCCAGGTGAGGGCCAGGGAGTCGGCCCGGCTGGGGGAATGGACTCCGCGCTTGCGCATCTCCTTCTTCGACTCCAATATGAACTTACTGGTCTTCCCAGTGATCTTATAATCGAAGAGCGGAGTGGACAGTTCGTTGCGCAGAGTCACTTCGTTGGGGATGGAGCCGCCCTTCTTCACCCACTCCGCCATCAGCCACCACATCTCCGAGCGGCGGTCGGCGAAGCGGGGGTCCATCGGCCCGCCCCCGAAGTCCACCCCGATGACGTTGGGGGTGCCCAGCTGGCGTAGCCGGTCGATGATCCCAGCACCCAGTCCGGTCTGGTCCACGAACATCGCCACCGGCTTGTGCAGCAGGATTTGATTGATCACCTGGTCAGCCAAGGTCATCAGGTCGGTCTCGCGCCAGGTCATCTGCCGGAAAGCCTGCAGTCCCTGGCGGCGGGTGAGCACGCTCTCGTCATCGCCAAAGCGAGCCACGTCCAGACTCATCACCACCGGGTCCTGCTCCACCATGCGAGGATTCACTTCCCGGCTAGCTGCTACTGCGATCTCTTCAGGACCGAGCAGCTTGTTGGCCTGCTGGGAGGGGAACTTGCCCAGGATGTTGACCTTGATGAAGTCGCTCTCCCGGCCCCACTTGTCGATCTCACTCTGCGCCCACACCGGGTCGATGCGGCTGGCCCGGCTGGGGTCCAGCGGGTCGCCGGTAATCTCCTTCACCCACCAGTTCTTCCGATGTTCGGGATCCATGCAGGCCAGGTAGAGCGGCCCATCGGTGCGAGTGGGGTTGCCAGCCATGGCTAGGAGGCCCTCCACTGGCAGGCCGTCTATCATGCTGGAAAAGATGGCCTCAGCTGCAACGATCACACCTTCCGGGTAGTCACCCACCTCGTCGCAGAAGACGGCCGGATGCCGCCCGTGCAGGCCGGCGATGGTGTTGGCCTGCTGGGTCTTATCGGCGTTCTGGGGGAACGAGCGGGCCTTGCAGAACCAGGTCTGCTCGAACTTCTTGGCAGTGATCTGTTCGGCGGTGTGGTGGAAAGCCTGCTGGAGCGCCCAGGAGCGCTGCCGGACCCGGGCCAGTTCCGGCCAGAGGTTGGTCTTGAGGTTGTCCTCTGTGATCGACATGGCAATGCAGTTGGCATGCCAGCGGGTCATCATCCACCACCAGATCACGATGGACATGGCGAAGGACTTGCCCGGCCCCTTGCAGGCTTTGAGGGCCAGGCGGGTCTTGGCTGGCTGCATCCCCGGTTCGGTAATCCCAGAAGCGGCGGCGAAGAACTCGTCCTGCCAGCCGTCCGGCTCGACCTTGCAGACATCCCGGGCGAACTGGCGGCAGTCCGCACGCCAGCGGGCGGGGGCTCCGCGAGGAACCCCCGCCTTCTTCAAGTCCTGCGGATTGATGATGGTGTCTATACGTGACCCCGCTTGGCTGCTTGCGCTTTGGCGATCTTGATGGCTGACACCTTGGAGTGACCACTCTTCATGATCCCCTTGACCTGCTTCTCCATCTTGGCGACGTTCTTGCCGGTGTCACCTCCCTGACTCTTTGCGATCCCGTACGGCATGCTACCTCCGGTGGATGAGCGGGTCGTCGTGCTCCAGGGTGATGCGGTCGGCTCCGTCGCTGTGCTCCACTCCACCGATCTCGTGAGACATACGCGGGTAGCGGGCGCAAGCCTCCGGCCCTGAATTCCCGTTGCCGTTGTCGTACATCTCGTAGTGGTTCCCACCCGGCTCGTAGTCGTCTACCGCCCCCCGGCTGGAGTTGGGCTGCACCGGCTCGATCATTTCCTGGTGAAGCGGAGAAGCGGGATACTCGTTCCGCTCCTCGATCACCGAGAAGTGCTTCTCCACCATCCCGTCGCTGCGGGTGTGGAAGCGGGAGGTGGTCCGGGTCTCGTGAGTGACTTCGTTGCGAGAGGGAACGCCTGGACCCTTGGCCATGGCCTACTTCCCTCCCCCGGTATCCTTGCCCCGGGCTCCGCCGCCGGTGTCACCCGAATCCCACATTCCACCCTGCTGCACGTCGGGGGTGCTGCTGGCCTCGTTCGGGCGGGGGGTGGGGAACTTCTCTCCGGAAACGAGCTTGGCGCGCATGTCGCCAGCCGCCTCGGGATTGGCCACGTAGAACCGATTCCCCAGTTCCCGACTGGAGCGAGGATAGCGAGCAGCGGGAAGGTTCCCGTTGTTGTCCTCGATCACATCGGTGAGGGTCGCATCGGTGAGAGAGTGGAGAGCGGGTTCCGCCTGCGCGGTGCCGTCGAGAATCGCAGGGGTCTTGCCTGAGACTGCTTCTGCCATGATCTTTCTCCTTCAGTTCGGCATCTCGCCTTCCGGGGTTCGCCCCGGCGCGTCTGCGGGCTTGCCGCCCGCTGCGGCTACGAACTGCTCCAGGTTGAAAACGCCGCTGTGGTTGATCCCTACCGGGACCTTGGCCCCGGCGGTCATCTCGGCCACGGTGTTGGCGGCACGGATGCGCTCCGCCGTCGGAACGATCTTGTTATCGGCCACGGTCTGGTAGAAGTCGAGCAGCCAGACCCTCCGCTCCGCATCGGTCATCTGCGAGAGCTTCTTCCTGTCAACCGCCTGCTCGGGCGGGGGTGGGGATTGGGCCAGGACCAGGGCGGCGACGCAGCGGGGGCGGCGGAGGGTGCGGGTGATGCTGGCCTGCAGCTGGGTCTTGTCGCCCTTCATCCCCACTGCTTTGGCGATCTCTAGAAGGGTGGCCCGGGGCTTGGCCAGGCGCGCTTGAACGATGTCTCGCTCCTTGGGAGTGAGACCATCAATGGGACTGCGAGCGCGGCCCCTGTCCATGGACCGATGCGTCTAGCAGGTAGCTGGACGCACCGTCAATGATCGAGCATTTGTATCAGTTGTTACGTTGGGATCAATTCACCGAGAAACCGGCTGAGTTTTCAACCACTTCTCGAACTTCATCCGGTCCACTCTCAGGCGGCGGAGGAAGGTGGCAGCCCCGGGGATGGTCTTGTCCAGCACCCTCTTCCTGGCGGTGGCCCGGGAGCAGCCCAGGAGCTTGGCCACTTCGGAAAAACTCACCCAGCGACTGCCTTTGGCCATGCGGCTAACCCTCGTCTTTCAAGAGCCTTCAGCACCCGCTCGGGATTGAGCGACAACTGATCACAGCACCAGATGAACGACCCGATTCCGTGGTTGCTGGAAAGGAACCAGCTGTTGGTCCTGCTACGGATACCGATTGACTTGTCCTTAAGATCGCCTATCGCAGTCTGCATCACCGACGCCCACAAGCGCAAGGCATCCCGCTCCTGGATGGGTTGAGGCGGCCTGGCGAGGAACTGGCGGCAGCGGTAGCAGACCATCTTCGTCTTGCACCCGCAGCCGTGCAGGATGCCGTGGCTGGGCGGGTTCGCGCACCTAAGAACTACCATTCATCCTCCGGTAGCCTCCTAGCTTCTTGAGGATAAGATCAAATATCTGCCTCATGCGCTGCTTATGCTCCCCCTGCAAAAACCTCATCACCGCCATGTTGTCCAGGGTCCCCTTGGGAACCAAGATCACTATCGTCTCCACCTCCTGGTCCCACCCGTCCACCACAGCCTGCACCATCCTCCTGGCGTCGGCGGTCAAGTGCTCCCTAGTGGGTTGGATGGAAGCCCGGGCCGCAGCTTTGATCTTCGTGGCCAAATCCGCGTTGTGCACATGCTCCGGGGTGGGGTCGATGGCGGTGTTGGGGCAGACGTGAGCGGCAGCCTCGGCGGGGGTGGAGATGCTGTTCCCGCAGGCCGGGCACTTGGACACGCTCTGGCCGTAGTCGTCCATCAGATCGCTTCCTTGGGCACCAGCTGCAGCACGTCGAGGTGGAAAGCGGCCCGGTGGAGCTTGTTCTTGTCATCGAACCAGGTGCAGAGGAAGATCTTATCGTCAATCTTCTTCTCCACCGTCATCTTTTCACTGTTCTTGAACTGGCTACGCACCACGTCCCCTGGTTTGAACATCAGTGCCCCTTTCCGGTCACCCCGTAGAGACGGAAGAGATGGTTGGCGATAGCCTGGGCAGAGTAGCCCAGTAGCTCCTTCTCAGTGGGATCGAACCGCTCGTGAGCCTGGAGGGCGTTGTAGGTGGCGCTGAGCCGCTGGTACTCCAAGCGAAACTTGACCACCTCGGTATGCTCCTGCTCGTACACCTCCCGGACCCGGGCAAGCTCCGCCTCCAGCGCGGTGAACCGATGGGCCATCGCCAGCTTGGCGTCCTGCAGATCGGCCTCGTACTTCTGGCGCAGGGTGAGTCGCTTCTTGCGCATCAGCCTCCTCCGGTAGTGCCGAGCGGGTTCATGTTGTCGGTGGTGGTCGCCTCGCTGGCCTGGGCGCCGAGAGTAGCGGCGCTGGTCGCCAAGTCGGCAGTAGAGGCAGCGTCGGTCCCCACCAACTTGGGAGCAATCCATCCCTTGGCCCCGGGAGTGACCACGAAGGAGGACCACTTGGGAAGCTGAGTGTTGTAGTTGGCGCTATCGATCTGCACCAGGTCACCGGGACGGAAGAACTGATTCTGGACCCAGAGCCCTGGCCAGGCAGCATTGAGAACCTGAAAAGTGCGCAAGGCCATGGTCAGTCCCCTCCTGGTACCACGATCCTTCGCTGGTCACTGAACCGGCGCACCACCGCCGCCAGTTCGTCCTTCACCGCAGAGTTATTCACGTTGGAGGCCAGCACCCCCACCCCGCGCCCGATGGAGTCCTTGTAGAAGAACTGGAAGATGAAGCCGAGCTTGGTGATGTGCTGCTTGGTGAACTCGGCCTTGGCCACCTGTGCCCAGCGGGAGCAGTTATAAGCAAGCTCGTCCTTGCTGGGCGGAGTTGCGAAGGGGTTGATGATCCTCGGACCGTCAGCCAATTTGCCTCCCAGGAGGGATGATCCCCTCACTGGGAAGCAGGTATGCCACAGATGTACCATTCGTGTCAAGGCCCACTCAGGTGGCCTGCAGAAACCCAGAGCAGGAACCCCCAAACCCAGAACAACAACCCGAGAACGCAGAAGACTACCCCTACGATCCCAACCCAATCTTGTCGCGAGTTCACCGCCGCACCCCGTTAACCGGAGCAATCCCGGCCCGAACCGCAGTCCGCTTGATGCGGCGGCGGACCCGCTCGTCCATCTGGCGAGGGGCGTAAGGGCGGAACTTGGCGTGGGCCTGGTGGATGCGCTGGCGGTACTTGGAGAGAGCGCAGACCCGGCCCCACCAGATCTTCACCACCGCCGTCTCCACCGAAGTACCGTGGAGCTTGGCGTAGTCCTGAGCGACCCTGTGCTGACGTGCGGACAATTCGATCTGTAGCTTCTTCATGTTACATCCCCTCTTCAGCCCATCCTCCGATGGGACCCAGAGTGAAACTCTATGAGACTTTGGTCATTGTAGTCAAATGTGTCAAGTGGGTCACAGGTGACAGTACGCAGAGCAGCGCCGTGGAATTCACGTAGAGTGAAGTCAGTGAATGGGAGCAGATCTTTGGTGCGGTAGCCCGGCCGCCCCGGCCGGGCACAAACCCCGGGCTACCCCGTCGCCCGGGGAAAGCATGCTTGCCCTGAGAGCAGAGACCTTCCGTCGGATAACATAGCTACACGCTATGTTTTCACTGGAGAAATGAGCGATTCACTCGGTGCGCTGACCCGCGCTCACAACTGCGCTCAGAGGGACGGCGGAGGGGGGACAGAGGGAGCGCGCAGCGTCTCAGACGTGCCAAACATAGCAAAACACCGAGGTAAAAAACTGTAGGGTATTGATTTTACACGGAGAATACGGCAATACAGTTTTCTTTAATATTCTCATACGCGCATACTCACATACTCAATATATACACACTCTCCCATATAGAACTTGTGGCGTTTTTCCGTATTGCTGTTTTCCCCCAGCAACTCCGAGACCCTACAGTATTTTGGCTTCTGTATTTGCTATGTTTGGCACATCTGCGCAAATGTTTGCGCACTGCGCACTATTTTACGCGGATCAGGTGCGCATCCCACTGCGCAGTAGCTCATAGCTTGTAGCTATGCGTCATGAATCACCATCTCATAGCTGGTAGCTATCTTGCACGTCCATGGTGCGGGGCGTTCGCCCCCTCAAAGGGAAGGAAAACAAAATGCAGACCAGCAAGCTGGGAATCCTCCGCGCCACCTACCGCGCAGCTGTCCAACACAACGGTATCACCCACGCACTCTCGCGCGCTCTGTTGCATGCCATCTGCCTGGAACGCGGATTGTGCCGCGTGCACCTCAGCCCCGCCCCCGTCCTCGCCGTCAATTCCATCGCAGAAGAGTCGGACCGCGACATGCCGGCGGGTGCGTTGGTCTTGACATCGCATAGCCCATGGCTATGGTGTCTGACAGGGAGGGAGCGACGATGAAAGCGGGCGACATCTGGCACGCACGAAAGTGGCTGGACGACATCAGGGAAAGCGGCGACGGGGGAGACGCACGAGCCTTCGCCGCTCTGAGTCACGGCCTGCATGCGCTGGAGTTCTTGAAGGAGCTACAGGGCGAACTTGCCAGCGAGGAGCTATCGCATGCACGAGTGCGGCCCCGCCGACTCAAGCTCTCCCAGAGGATTGACGAGTTCCTGCGCACCTAAGCGCAGACGGGCGGGCGGCGCGCATGCCCGGGTGAACAACACGCGCCAAACTTAACTGAAAGGGGAAGGCAGGCATGGCAAAGCAAGTGGACTTCAGAGTGGGTGGTGGTGGCACGATCTTCATGATTGAGCCGCGCACGCCCCAGGCGAAAAAGTGGGTCCGGCAGAACGTACCGCTGGAGCCTTGGCAATGGCTCGGTCCCCGCTTCTCAGTGGAGCACCGATACGTTGACGATCTCATCGAAGGAATCAGGAACGACGGCTTGACCGTCGAGGGAGGAGACGCATGAGCTACAACGAGAAGCGAGATGTGGTGGCAGCTTGGCGGGGACCGAAGTCGGTCTGTGAGTGCGAGCACGTCGGAGACGGGAGCGAGACCCAGCACGAGGGAACCGTTCCCGGCTTGGTGGACAACGGACACGGGCGCTGCCTGGAGGGCGGCTGCAAGTGTACGCGCTTCACCTTTAATCGCTGGACGGGCGCATTCCGGATTGCCCTCATCGAGGCGAAGATTGTCATTTGACAGAGCATAGCCAATGGCTATGCTCTCGCAAAGGAGGAACGGAAACATGATGAGCATCGAAACGATTGTTGCACTCTCAAAGGAAGCAGGGCGCAAGGCCAGGCGTCTGGGGCGCAAGCCCCAGACTTTCGCCAGCGAGCAGGAAGTGGACGAGCAGTTCGCCAAGGTTCCCAACCTTGGCGACTACGCGCCCAAGGGCTGGCGGCACCTGGAGGGACGTGATCTCTTTGTAGACAAAAGCGGGTTCGGGGCTGAGGATGAGCTTGCCCTGACCGTGCGCGGCTACAAGGAGCGGGTGAAGGAGCTACTTCGCGAGAATCCCGGATACGGTTTCGGGATCATCGAGGAAGGCCAGTTCCAGATCTACGTGGGCGTGTTCGAGCGCACGAAGGGTGCGCCGCGCAAGCGGACGGTGCGGGAGACTGCCACCCCGCTCCCGCCCATCGTGGGCGAGCGGACCGAAGAGGGAGTGGCCATTCCGGCGCTCCCCCTCGCCGGGCAGCTGGTGGTGGTGAAGCCGTGAGCAAGATGAGCAAAAGCAAGAGTCAGGCGCCGGTCAAGCTCCGCGAGACTTTCGAGGAGCGGATGGCCGAGCGCTACCGCAAGCAGACCAAGCCCCACCCGCTGGCGCACTGCCAACGGGCTGGGGTGCACTACATCGTTCAGCTGGGCAGCATCCGCTTCTGCATCAAATGCAAGGAGGACATGCCATGAAGTGGGAACTGCTCGATTACGGCTCCGAGTACGCCCAGTATTTCGCCGGGGTAGGCACGGCAGGCACGACTTTTAAGCATGCCGTTACCGGGGTAGGCGCGAGCTACTTCGACGCCCTGGACGACGCCCTGGAGCAGGTCGCTGAGCAGGCAGGAACGACTGAAGAGGTGGAGGCGATGCTTCTCGAGATCGAGATGGAGCATCGCCCCACCGTCAACGTCCCCAAATGGATGACCACCAGCGTGCACGAGGTGGACTGTCCGGAGAATGACGAGGAGTGCGACAAGGGATACTATATTTCGATCAGATGGAGGGAAGGACAATGACGATAGATGAGGCGATCAAGTTCGTAGGCGAGTTCAGCGTTGGGAATGGTTCCCTCAAAGCCCTGGGATTGGAGATCTCAGCAACGAAAGGAAGGGATTACATTTTCGGGCAACCGGATGGAACGGTGGAGATCTTATTGTATTTCTCCAAGGTGCCAGATCGAGAGGATGGGTCGTTGCCTATTCGCCCAGAAGGATTTCAGCACCACATCAAGATTGGTCCATACGATCTGAGCATGGACAACATCGGGCAAAGAATTCGTAATGGCTTGCAGAGAGCGATGGCGCACGAGGTGGACGAAGGACTCCTCTACCAGGGGAGACGCATCTTCGACCCGCATGCAGGAGAGAATCGCAGACGAGCAGCTTGACATCGCATGGCTGTGTGCTATGTGATAGCATAGCCGTATCAGACGGCGGAAGGGAAGGAAAACATGAAACTGAGGACGCACAAGTGGGAGAAGGTCAGTTCTTTGCTCCGCGAGTACCAAGCCAGCAACAAGGGGCACAAGGAGATCGCAGCTGACATCGCCAAGCTGGCGGTGACCATGCAGCGGGAAGGGCTGCGAGCGGTGACCAACCTGGGAGAAACGGTGTCGGTGACTGCGCAAAGCTGCTGATGACCGCCTATCGCCCCGACGCGGCGGCGGCGCTCTCCGACCTGATACGCCGGGAAGCCTACGTGCGGGCGGTGGAGCGGGCACGGTTCGCCGGCAGGCAGAAGTTCTCCAAGGTCCAGTATCAACAGATGGCTGAGCGGCTCATCGAGAATGCGCTCAAGGAAGCCTTCAAGCGGATGCGCAATGGTGACTTGACGTAAACATAGCTGTGTGCTATGTGATAGCATGCCACATGACGTGGCAGAAAAGGGGAAGGACGAAATGATGACGATCCAAGAGGTATTCACCAAGGCTAAGGAGCATCTGCTCAGGCAGAACGCCAAGGCCAATGACCCGGACCGACCGAGAGTCTGTTTCTACCGGGACCCCAGTGGAAGCGGGCGCAAGTGCCCGGTAGGAGCGCTCATCCTCGATGAGTTCTACCGGCCGGAGTTCGAGGGGAAGAGCGCACGCAACCCGGTGATCCAGGATGCTCTGCGCGCATCCGGCGTGCCGGTCGAAGAAGACAAGAACAAGGATTACATCGCTCCATTAGTACGAAGAGAGAAGGTTCCCGTCTTTGCCCTGCTCCTTGAGCTTCAGCGCATTCATGATGATCGTGAAGTGAGTTCGTGGAAAAAGGAACTTCAAGGACTGGCGACTGACTTCGGACTGAAGTTCGACGCTTGACAGTCACATAGCGGTGTGCTATGTTATCGCTTCGGTGACATAGCACACCGCATGGGAGGATGAGATGCCGACACTGAGAGTGGAAGTGACCAAGGCGCAGTACGAGCGGCTGGAGGAGCAGGCCGAAGAGAAGGGACTGGAGGAACCCGAGGAGGCTATCGTAGCCATCTGGTGGGGCCGCACCCAGGCTCCTCACAAGTACGCGGAGCGACGCAAGCAATCGGGGGCCAAGTTCCGTCCTTACGCACCGCTCAAACTGAAGGGGCGGGAGAAGGTCAAGACCGACGCCATCGCGCAGGGCATCGCCCCGGTCCCCAGGACTCAGCTGCGCAAAGGTCCGCCCCGCCCGAAGAAGGCGAAGATGAAGAAGGGGAGCGCTCGTCCAGCGGTCAAGACTCCGGCCCTTCAAGCCGAGAACGCGGGTTCGACTCCCGCGCGCTCCACGCCTACACTCAAGCCGACACCGCCCAAGCTGAGAAAGAAGGCGGTAGTCCATCCTAAGAAGGTCGTCAAGATCGACATGCTGGATGGGGCGGGGGTGGCGCTCAACAAGGCCAGGCAGATGGCAGAGGAAGCAGCTGGGCCTGGCAATAATTACGTCGAGTCCGATGTCATCGCTGTGCTCAGGGCCAACGGTCGCGATCTGAACGGAGAGCTTATTAAACCCGTGAAGGGGGCATGAGGGAAGCCATGTCTTATAAGGTAAAGATCAACGGAGTGGAGATTGAGGTGGGCACCTTGGAGGAAGTGCGAGCACTGGCCGGACTCATTCCAGCTGCACCTGCACCACCTAAGGTCTCTCCACCCAAGCTGGCTCCGTCACCGTCGCTGCCACGTCGTCCAGAGCCGTCTTATGAATTGCTGACCGAGGTGGACGAAGACGCTGCCCAACGCGAATTCGAGCGGGCGCTGGGGCGCAGGCTGATGGGTAAGGAGGGCACACCTGCACTGCCTAAACCGGCGCTTAAGGAAGAGGGGATTCCCCTGCCCTACCTCAAGGGAGCACGAGTGCAGCCGATGGCGACGCTGGACGCGGCGCGGGCCGTCGTCATCGCTTTCCAGCACTACGGGCGTCCGGTGAAGTGGCAGGAGGCACGAAAGTACCTGACCGTACCCGGGGTGCAGAACCTGGCTCATCGCTTCGCTGAAGCCGAGAGGCGTGGGCTGCTCAAGCGAGTGGCAGCTGGCGTCTATGTACCGGAGGATTACGATCCAGCTCCACTGGAGGGAGTGCAGACAGATCTCAAAGCCATGAAAGGTCTGGGGGCGGCGGTGGTGCACTTCCTTGCTGACCACCCGGTGGACCGAGGAGCGGACCGAGCGGATGAGGTGTGGAATCGAGCTAGTCTCTCCCACGCGATGGCGGAGAAGCTGGGTGGGGAGGAGAGCAGCCATCGACTGAAGATCTGGGCAGCCCTTCGGTTGGGGTGGATAGATAAGAACTATCGACTGACTGAGGCGGGCGAAGAAATCGCCACCGCCATGGAGCCAACATGACAGGCAAGAAAAGGCGGACGGGGAACTCGATAGCTTTTGGTCAGACGCTCCGCGCCCTGCGCGAAGAGCGCAAGCTGGGGCAGGAGCAGCTGGGGGAGATGTGCGGTGGACTGGCACAAGCCTACATCGCCCAGCTGGAGTCGGGAGTGCGGGAGCCTAGCCTGGCGACCAGCCGGAAGCTGGCCAAGGCATTGAAGGTGAAGTGGGAAGCACTCTTCAATGGGGGATCGAAATGAGCGTACCTTCGGTAGAACTGCTGATACAATTTGACCGGGCGTCCAACGAGTTTGACAACATACTGCGTGGAAAAATCTTCCCCTATCTACGTAGAATTGATCGACTGTGGGTTGCGCTGCTGATGGTTTTGCTGACAGGGGCGTTCGTTCGAATTGCTGACAAGTGGAGGCGAGAACTAGATGAGAAAAGAGAAATTGACTAGGGTGTGGTTGGTGTGGTTCGCGCCGGATGACTGTCCCGAGGTTTGGGGTGTTCACTACATCGGCACCTCTTTGGGCGCGGCGCGGGGAGCGCGGATTCAACTCAACCGGCAGAATGGGTGGCCGATCTTGGATATGCCCATCCGTCAGTACAAAGTAGGAGAACTGCTTTGACCTTCGCGGAACGGCTGCGAGAACTGCGGGAGGCAAAGGGCTGGACCCAGACCCACCTGGGCACCCTCTGCCACCTGGGTACCTCTGGGATCTCTATGTTGGAGAGCGGCGACCGCTACCCCGGGTGGATCGTGATGCGCCGGCTGGCCAGGGCCTTTGGTCTCACTCTCAGCGAGCTACTCGACGGGGTGTAGTCGGTACGTCGCTCACTACTACCGCTTGTGCGCTTGACCAGCTAGCTGCTAGGCGAGTAGGTTCGCTCCCCTCCCTCCAACCTGGGGACTCCAGCGCATGGCTCTGCGAAAGGTGGCTGAGGATGAGCGCACGACAATCCAACAACTCGCACAGGCCAAGTGGCGATCAAGTGGTCTGTCCGACAAGATCGCAAAGAGGCTTAAGTACCGCGCTCTCAATGCCGACCAGACTGCCGCATTGGGGACCGGACTTGCTGCTTGCGGATCCCTGTATATCCCCTATTTTGATCTTAAAGGTAAGCCGACTCAGTTCTTCCGGGTTCGTTATCTGGAACCTCTTCCCGGCTTCGCCGGGCAGCTGAAGAAGCCCCAACGCTATGCTCAAGCAGCCAACACTCTTAACGAGGTATACTTACCGCCGCTGTTCAAACGATCTTGGGAAGAAATGGCAAGTGATGTCAAGGTCGATCTTTACATTACAGAAGGTGAGCTTAAAGCGGCGGCGGGTTGCGCGGCGGGACTGGCGACG